GGAATAGCCGATAGGATTGCTCCTATCGTCATCTCCCCCTTTCTGTCCTCCACTTGGAGTAACGACAAATGCCTGATCGCTATAGAGAGATCATACACCGCCATCCTGGCGGGACGTATGGTCGTTTCGGGAACAGCTATACCACGGAGTTTACTGATTCTTACAGTAAAATTTCGGATATAGTTGGACCGGGCGATAATGCTCCCTTTACCGTCAATAAATTTGACGTGTCTGGGGGGGTTATCGAGAAACCGTACACTGGATTTTTCTCAAGTTATTTTAATAATTATACTTGCGATTATATCCAGGGTATCGTCTTTGGGATCGAGCCTTTGCCACTTGATAACATGAGTACGGTCGAAGCCGCAACGCGCGGTGCCGCTCGTACTAATCCCTCAAGACCCAGTGTTGATATGCCTACAGAGCTTTTGCAAATTCACCAGATTCCTGATATTATCAGGCAAGCTGGCCAGAATGAGCTAGGCCGAGTGGGCGGTGCCAATCTTGGCTATCAGTTCGGGGTCCGTCCAATCATTAACGATGTAACAACACTTTCGAACGTTCAGAAATTAATTGCTGATCGTGCGGATGAGTTACTTCGTGCCGAAAGGGCAGGGGGTATCAAGAGAACGGTCGTGGTTGACGCCTCGTCCAATGAAGAAAGTAGACTTACTTATCTTCAAACTGATGGCTTGTTCATTCGTGAACCAGTCAATTGGTGGACGGGCGAGACTGTAAGCGTGCACTCGAGATGGGTGCCTGATGGGAGCTATGCTCCACTCACACAGTCTAACCGTGAGTATGTACTAATGCGCCGGGCACTACGCGCCATTACGGGTGGTACCATTGATGGTGCCACCGCGTGGGAGCTGATGCCTTGGTCGTGGTTAGTAGACTATTTCGGCAACGTCGGGGAGTATTTTCAAGCTTCCCGAAATATTGTCGGCTTAGTCCTCAATGACGTAGCTGTCATGAGACATACAGTCACGCGAGCGTCATTTGGCGGGAAGTCCGCTGATGACTGGTCCATGTCTAGCTTTGAAGCGAAACGTGAAACCAAATCTCGCAAGACGTCGTTCGTTGCTCCTACTCTCTCATCTAATCCGTTTCTAAACGCGAATCAGATGGGAATTGTCGCCTCGTTAGCTGCGACGAGGTATACTTAACCTCTAACAGCATTTTGCCGGGTAACCGACACGAGTGCGACTCAGAAAGAAGTAACATATGTTCAGCGATACTATCACCATTACGGTGAACGCCGTGGACAAGGTCCTGACGCGGATCAACCAAGACGGGTATTCTTCCGAATACTATCTTCGGTCGACCGATGATCAGTACCAATTGTTCATTCGGAATTCACGCGTGAATGACAAGAAGCGTCCTGGTATCCAAATGGACCAGCACAACGTCGAGTTCATTCACGAAGTGTTTCCGGTTGCTCCGTCGACCACTTCTGTGGTTCGCCGTTGCTTCGCGACGTTCTTGAATCAGAAGGGTGATACCCTTACTGATCCCAAGAATGATGCCTTGGGCTTCCTTGCCTGGCTTTCCGCCAGTTCGGGAGCTGCCCTCGGAAAACTCCAGAACTTCGAGTCTTAAAGGGCTCGGGTTCTGTGGTGTATTGCTGACTTGGATTAACCACCTCCTTAGTTAAGGGGCAGTTATGAAAAGCCAAGCTAATATGCTACTTCACGTCCTAGAAGGCGTTCTTCAAGACGTTCTTCTGGCATACCCGGAGATGAGTAGTGGTGTTCAGAAAGATATTCTGCGCATCACCTCATTGACATTAAACAGGGGTCAAGGGCTATACACCCTTGACTTACCATCACTCGATCCACTACTTCTTGGTGGATTGGAGAATGGCCGCCTACAACTTGGTGGCGCTCTCGCGAGGAGAGTTTCACGCAAGTGCCATGTGCCGAGATTATTCTCAGGACTATGGTTGCGGGTGTTTAATGCTGACTCTTGCTTAAAGCAGGAGCCCGATCCAACTGCCATTGCTTTCCTTAGGCAAATCTTTTGCTTAGGTAAGCGTTTGGACGTGGAATGCTCTCAGTTCCGCCGTGAGGCGGCTTTAGAGGCGTACCATGAAATTGAATCGGAGCTCAGGCGGCCGACGCTCGATTGGGCGGCGGACGACATCCTTTTGGAGGAGCCAACTGATAAGATCGGTCTTTCCGATTCTTGTCAAGCTCGTGATCCTGGTGATCTCTTCTATAGAGAAGAAGAAGAGTTAGCCCAGGAATCCCTCCTTAAGGTCCTTGGTAGAATACAGCAGGTCGCTGATATTCTATCGCGGTCCTTCGGTCACCTGGATGTGATGAGTGAAGAATTTCACTCTATCTATTCCAGCGAAGGTATCGGCTTTAAGCACGGACCCGGAGCTGTTGCGTCAGGTACTAAGAAGTGGGAGCGATCCCTCTTCCCAACCTGGCCGCATAAACTCGAACACATATTCCCGTTCGCATACTGTGGAATGACTACCATAGATGTGCGTATGGGGACTAAGCAGCCTATAAATCATGAGCTGCCTAGTCGTATGATATGCGTGCCGAAGACTTCTAAGGCACCGCGTATCATTGCTGCAGAACCTGCTGAGCACCAATGGTGTCAGCAGGCTTTATGGACCTTCCTACGTGGGAAGATAAAGAAGACCTTTGTTGGTCAATTTATCGACTTTAGTAGGCAGGACCTTTCTGCAGAGCTTGTTGTTCGAGCCTCCAGGGACCAGTCGCTTGCAACTGTCGATTTGTCAGATGCAAGTGATCGGCTCTCGTGTTGGACCATGGAGCGAATATTTAGGAAAAATCATTTCCTTCTAAACGCTCTGCATGCCGCACGTACGAGGTACCTCCGTCATATTGACGGGAGCTTCTTAAGACTTAAGAAGTTTGCCTCGCAGGGGACAGCTACCACCTTTCCTGCACAAAGTTTGGTTTTCTTGTGCATAGCGCTTGGTGCAAGCATCAAGCGCGACCGTATTCGGAAATCCGATATACTGCGGATGGTTGGTAAGGTCCGAGTCTACGGGGACGACATAATTATCCCTGTAGACGGGTATGAGGATCTGAAGTTAGCCATGCGATCGCTTCAACTCAAGATAAATCTCAATAAGAGTTTTTGTCTTGGAAAGTTCCGCGAATCGTGTGGCTCCGACGCTTACGATGGGTACGACTGTACCCCCGTAAAGCCGACGACCTTCAGTCCTGACGGACCACGGTCTCGCCTAACTCTCGTTGAAGCTTCCAACAACCTTTTTATGAAAGGATACTGGAATGCCTCGTCAAGATGTCTGGACCTACTACCAAGCTCGTACCGTTCGCGGTTGCGAGTTGTCGGTCCACGTGATCGTGGTTTTCTCGGGGTTACGTCATTTCTGGGTAACTCTGATGTCCATCTCCAGAAGAGGTGGAATCGGAGGTTCCAGTGTTTTGACGTCCGTACTGTGGTTATAAAATCACGCGTACGAAAAACGCCACGAGAACAACATCATCAATTCTTGGACTTTCTAGCCCAAGGGAAGCCTCTGCTTGGTAGCAGGCAAGCTTCTAATATTTATGATGTTGCCGATCCAAAGGATAGGATCGGATGGGAGGTCTCCCTGGCGCCCGCCGCTTAACGCGGTCGGGTGCCAGGGAAGGCACTCG